CCGATCTATACTCGCTAATAAAGATAGTTATGATCAAGGGTACACTGCGTATGAAATGATTCGCGCTTCTGGCCTTGTTGATGATAATTACAACTCTCAGGATCGACGAATCGAAGAAAATCGATCAAAGCCTAGGGCGGCTGCAAACGTTGCTCCACAGGGCAGCGAGACACCACTTGCTCGAGCAGGCGACTATGATAGACGAGTACTAACTGAAGCTCGAAAAACAGAAATACTCAAAAGAGTTGAAGAAGCTAAAAGAAACAGAGTATAATCAAAAAGATTGAAGTATTGCTTCTTGATTCATTGTCTCTTGGTTTCTGGGCGGTTTTTTCAAAGCCTTGTTTGCCGCCCAGTTTATATTCCTTAATTAGCTCTTTTTTTATATGAGTATGTTACTCATAATACCTGTACACCCGAACTTGACTGTTCGGGTGTATTTTTTTTACGGTCATTTTTGAGTTGTATTGTGACGTCGCTCATCACACGGCCGTATCCAGACTCGCCACCTGATGGTTGTATCGAGACTCACCACCTCACGACTGTATCGAGACTCGTCCTCTCAGAAATAAAAATATATTTAAAATGCTAATTAGGAGTAAGTGTATGATTACTACACCTACAACGCTCCCGGCTCCAGTTCAGCAAACCTTTGACGACGTCCTACTTTCGGTAAGAACTCCAAATCTTATTATGAAGTTGGCCGCATTATCAAAACGTTTGCCGGCAAAAGGCGGAAGAACTTTACGTATGGCACGTTATGATAGACTGCCTACCGCTCCAGTACCATTAGGACCCAGTGGTCAAACTCCCCCTGCAACTCCCCTACATAGGGTAGATATCGACGCTACAATGTCGTTCTATGGCCTCTATGTCGCAATTAATCAGCAGGTAACTCTTCAAAATCAAGACCCTATTTGTAATAAAATCCAGCATGGGGTCTATAAATCTTTTCTAATTGACTTGGAAACCGAAGCTTAAGAGCCGGTAACAAGGGCCAAGGACAAAAGATCTAGGAATTATCTTTTAAAGGATGAAGATGCCAGCGAGAGTTAAGTTTACGAATAGATTCCAAACATTTTTGTCGAATACTAATAGATTCGGGAGACAGTTTGTTACTTCCCAATTGGGTAGTATAAGTCTTTCTGAACTTAATCATGATCTCGCATTGTTCTTTTTTGATAACAAGATATGGAAGAATTTGTTCGCACAGATCGAGCAATCTATCACCGGTGGCTGTCCATGTAAATATTTCTCTTTCGAACTTTCTACTAGAAGTAGATCGGCATCGAGCAGAGGATGTGCCACTGAACACTTTGTCGATCCAATCGAGCAATCTAATATCAGTATTATCAATCTTAAGAAGACCTCTGTAGTGCTCAGTTTTATATCCATCACCTTCTTTTTTGGGCAATTTACACAGGAAGAAGCATCCTTCTCCATCTACAACGCCAGCCATATAAGCCAAGTCAACTGGTCTATATTCGGTAGGAATATAATCCTTAGATCTTTTATAGTATTTTCGTCGTTCTTTCATAGTATCCTTAGTTTATTGAAGCAGTATTACTATGTAATTATAAACGAAACAGAACTATTTGTCCAGGCTGAACGACTAAACGAAAAGACCCAGAAATGGGATGCGATAGTCTGACCTCCGATCGATAAGACGGAGAGAGTTGGTCGAAGAACCGACTCCGCCCGAAAGGGTCAGTAAGCGAAAGCTGAAAGTAACAGAAAAATGGTGCTCAACGAAACTGCCGAGCTTCTTGGGCTCTCACTTCGTATGACCGAGGATCAAATCACGAGAGACATGCTAGCCGCCACAAGTAGCATCTACAATTGTACCGGGGGCAACAACGGAGACCTTCCAACTAACCTTTCGCTCTCTGATATAGACGATGTCACTTCAGCATTGCTCACAAACGATGCCTGGATGATTTTGGACACAATCGGAGCTGAGGACAAATTTGGAACCGGTCCGACCCGAGATGCGTACATGATGCTCGGGCATACTCGCTTATCTAAAGATTTGAATAACATAAATGGTTTCATTTCTAAATGGAACTATCCGAACGAAAACCGAGTATTGAGATCAGAATGGGGTGCCATAAACAACGTTCGCGTGATGCTATCATCAGTCGCGAGTGTATCTCCTAATGCGTCTGCTTTAGGAAATGACGTTTATAACAACTTCATCCAGGGTATGGAATCGTTGGCTTGCGTAGAGCAAGATAACTTCTCCGCTCGATTCCTTTACAGACCGCCTGTGTTCTCTGATCCATTGTTCCAAAATGTGACCATAGGTTACGTTTTTGCGGAAGTGCCTAAACATTCTGGGCACTCTAAATTTTCTCTGATTGACTTGGAAGCCGTAGCGTAAGAGCCGGTGACAGGGCGGAAGGCGAAAGCCACCGTGAGAGACTAAGTGAGAAAACACTGAAAAGTGATGCGATAGTCCGAACAACTGAGGAAACCAGTTGAGAAGAATCCGAAGCGGTTCTTCCCCCGATAGGGAGTAACAAATGAGAATATTGAACGATTTATGGATCACTAACGCGCGCTGTACGCTCGCATAAGGAGATATTATGTCTGTTCAATTTTCAGGTACTAATCAAGGTTTCTTCACCTCTACAGGTGTAGCTCAAATCCTTCAACTTCCTTCGAATGTTGATTGGTTGTGGGTAAAGAACCTTACAACATCATATGCATCTGGTGCAAGCACTGGTGCCGAGTTCTATTGGCAGCGTGGTATGACCCAAGGTCTTGGTACTATTTATACCAAAACCACATCTACCAATGCTCTTACCGTAGGACAAGTAGCAGCTAATGCAGGATTCTTCCTCGTTAACTCTACTTTCAATATTCCTGGGCCATCATTGACCTTTACCGCTATTACCAATGGGACACCTCCTGTTGTTGATACAGCCAATACAGGGTCACTTGTTACGGGTGATATTGTTCGTATATTTAATACAACTGGTGGCCAACAACTTGGTGGTCTTGATTTCACTATTGGAACGGTTGTAACAAGTACGAGTTTTACTCTTGCCTATATGCAACCAATAGCTGCGGCAACCGGTGGAACATTCCGTGTTATTCCGTATAGCCCATATTTCTATCCATCATTGCGCTATATCACCAATATATCTCAAGCGACACAAGCAATTGTGACTCTATCAGTAACGCATAATTATACTGTTGGGCAGAAGATAAACTTCATCATACCAACAGTATCTGCGACAGCATTTGGTATGACTCAACTTGATGGAATGTATGCAACTATCGTTGCTATAAACCAAGCCGATACTGATGGTTATACCAATACTATTACTGTCGATGTCGACACAACTGGATTCACTGCGTTTGCATTCCCTCTTACAACTGACCTTGGATTTACTCCAGCTCAAGTCATTCCTGTAGGTGAGAATACTGCTGTCGCATTGAATCTCGGACAAAACATTCTTGCTGATGCTACTGTCAACACAGCGTTCTTCGGTATGCAGCTCCAAGCTGGTACTGGGTCCCCTGCTGGTGTAAGTGGTAACTTGATCTACTGGGTAGCTGGTAAATCATTTAGCAATAACGGTTCATAAAATATCTATAGGGGGTCGGCCGTGACCCCCTACTAAAAAGGGAAAGTAGTATGAAATTAAGTTCTGGAAATATGCGTAAACCTGAAGTTCATGGTCCTCTGAACGTTGCGCAAGAAAAAAATAAGAAAATGACTCGCGAACAAATGGCGAAACATATAGAAAATATGAGAGCCCGCGATTCTGAATTAGTATCTGGTATATTCAAAAATCTTGAAAATCCTGCTTCAGGTAGCTCTCGTGGATCAGTTGCATTTGCCTATAAATTGTATCCTGGAGACCAAGAGTTTTATGAACTCACTGATGGCGAACGATATACACTTCCACGTGGTGTAGCACGACATCTCAATGTGAATTGCTTTTATAGAGAGTATCAACACTTACCAGGCGAATTTGGCCAAACTGGTATGCGTGGCGCAGCACCTGATGGCCGATTACATACAACCAATATGCAAATGTCTCGTAAAGTCCATCGCTTTGCATTCCATAGTCTCGAATATATGGATGATGATGGTGATATGACACCAACAAATCTCGTTGAAGTTACTATGTCTAATTAGGAAATATATATGTCTATAACCATGCCAAATTACTACGCTGTGCAAATGCCCATGTTTCAACCAGCTATGCGTAATATCCTCTCTATCACACAAGGCAATCCAGCATTGATTACCACTACCTTTGATGGTATCAATCCTGGGGCACACAACTATCAAACTGGTCTTATTGCACGACTTATTATTCCTGATGGATTTGGCATGGTTAGGGCAAATCAACTTTATGGAACTGTCACCCTAGTAAACGACACTCAGTTCACCATATCTATAGATACAACATTATTCGATCCTTTTGTGGTGCCGACTTTCCAACCAGGTAACAATGGAACGCCTGCCGTCGTTGTTCCTACCGGAGAAATAAACGAGTTGCTAACTGAAGCAACTCAAAATGTTTTACCGTATCCATAAAATATTGCTGTGTCACTAATCGTCCTGATACTGTAATAAAAAAGAGTAGTTGTTGCAGGAGAGTAGTAATGGCAAGCGCAACCTTACAAGCGATTCAAACGAAAGTTCGTCGTTTGACGAGAACGCCCTCGATCTCTCAAATGTCGGATGATCAACTTAATGATTATATCAACACATTTATTCTGTATGATTTACCTGAACATCTACGGTTGTTTTCTTTGCGTACAACCCTGACATTCTATACACAACCTAACATAGATGTTTATGCTACTAACACTATTGACATTAATAACGCATTGTATAACTTCCAAAACAAGTATATTGCCGTACATCCACCAGTTTTTCTGGCAGGGATACAAGGCTTTTACACTCAATGGAGGGACGTATTTTATGGATATTATCCTCAAACTAATACTATTGCTGACACTCTTCTCTTTGGCAACGGTTCTCCTGGACCCTTTAGCGGCGTGGTTACGGCTCATCCTATGATTCAGAATAATGTCATATTCAGTTGCCTCGATCAAAATGGTACTGCAATGATATTAGTCGATTATCCAATATCAAATATCCTTGGTGTTCTTGGACTTGTTAATAGTGCTCAAACATCACCGTCACCATACGGAACTATAAATTATATTACTGGGGCGTTCTCTGTAACATTCCCTAATAACACTCAAGTAATGGCTCCTGTTATCGTTGAGAATATTGGATATCAACCAGGCAAACCTCTTGCCGTCCTTTATTACAATAACGAATTCACCATTCGACCAATACCTGACAAAGTCTATTCAATACAGTTAGAAGTCGATATGAGACCAACAGAGCTTTTACAACTTACTGATGTTCCTCAGCTGGAACAGTGGTGGCAATGGATAGCTTATGGTTGCGCCAAGAAAATATTTGAGGATCGTATGGATATGGAATCTGTACAAATGATCCTCCCTGAATACAGGAAACAAGAATGCCTTGTTCTCAGAACTACTCTGACACAACAGGCTAATGAGCGCACAGTGACAATATATACCCAAGGTAAAAATTATGGATTCATGGGTGGCTGGGGTGGTTCAGGCTGGCCTTATTAGGGAGATACAATGGCATTAATTAACGTTCCTTTAACGGGTCAGAATCTCGGTAATACTCGAGTTCCTATCAACACAAACTTTGCAACTATCAATACAGCATTTGCTATAGATCATGTTGCTTTCGCAACGAGCGGTGAAGGTTGGCATAATAAAGTAACTCTTCCAGTACAAGGAGGAGTTCCTACTTTTGCATCAGGCCAAGATGGGATTTATAACTTTGCTAATGCAACTACCGGTTCTAATGAGTTGTATGCTCACATACAAAAAGCTGGAGGCTCTGCAACAGCAGATATTCCTTTTACAGCATCCTCAATAAGTCAAAATTCAGGTATAACGAATGGTTCTACTGGGTGGACATACCTTCCATCTGGAATCTTAATGCGGTGGGATTATTTTACCTACTCGACTAATACCGGAAATATTACATACACCTATCCTACAGGTGCTGATTATCCACCCGCATTTAATAATCTTTTCTCTGTTCAGATAACACCAACATCTGTTGCAGGGGGGGATCAAAATTTTTCTGTAAGACTTATATCAATTTTAAATAGCACTCAATTTTCTGTGTATTTCTCAAATAGAACGAGTGTAGGTCCATGGACTGGAGCACAAGCAGCTATATGGGTCTTAAGTATAGGGAACTAACATGGCAACAGATCGTTTCTTTATAGCACCATACGATCAAAAGTCTGGTTTGCAAACAAACGTTAAACCATGGCTTATTCCTGACGAAGCATTCAGTAATTTAACTAATGCTTATGTCTTTCGTGGTCGCGTAAGAAAACGATTTGGTTCACGATGGTTTCAAGACAATGTTCTTCTCTCTCGATTCAGAGTACTCGTCGGAGAAACAAGTAGCGCGGGAAGTCTTACCGGAACAGTTCCTGCATCAGGAACTACTTCAGTGACTGTAGGCGCACCTGGTCAATGGTTCTTAGTAGGTGATGTTCTATTTACTGTAAATACTACCGGAGCGCTTCTTATATCGAATGGTAGTGCTACGACAGCAACCTTTAACCAAAGCACCGGAGAGTTTGTTTTTACTGCTGTTTATGACAATACTATCCCAACGCCAGTCCTTCAGGCACTAGAAAATGTTTATTGGTATCCAGGATTCCCTGCAATGGGGCTATTGAAGTATGAAACAAGTGTTTCTGATAATGAGATTACAGTTGGATTCGATACCTCTTATTCTTATATCTATAATAATGGGTGGAATCGCCTTGATTTGGGCGCTGCAACATGGACGGGAACTGACTCTGAA